TCTGCCCGTATATCCCCGATGCAGTCCAGACCGATGCCGGACAGTCCGTTTAAAATCAAACCTAGTCCGAGTCAATGACAGATAAACCCAAAAAGAAACTTCCCCTACGAGGGGCAACTCAACCGAGGGTTCACAGCCCACTTCTAAAGGGCGCATCACGCTATAAAGAAATCCTAGACATGATTGATTGTCTAAAGATGGACAAGCTGATGCCTTACCAGGAGTTCGTGTTAAAAGACATGATGAGCGTGGATAAGAAGAATAACTATCGGCGCAAGACATCTTTGCTGCTCATATCTCGTCAGAATGGTAAATCCCACTTAGGAAGAGTCCGAGTTATATGGGGCATGTTCTATGGTGGCGAAAAGAAGGTCATCATCATGTCAGCCAACCGAGCAACATCGCTGATGCTCTTTCGAGAGATTGCATGGATCATAGAATCAACGCCTGAACTCAAAGCAATGACAAAGGCAATCCGTTATGCCAACGGTGGCGAAAGAATAGAGCTGCTTAACGGTGCAACGCTCGATGTCATCTCAGATAACTCATCTAGCCCACGCGGTAGAACAGCAGACTTGCTATGGATTGATGAAATACGCGAAATCTCAGAAGAAGGCTATAAAGCAGCAGTTCCTGTAACAAGAGCTAGAGCAAACGCTCAAACATTCTTAACTTCTAATGCTGGGGATCATTTCAGTAGCGTTCTCAATGGCTTAGTCGAAAGAGCTAAAGATTATCCGCCTGAAACCTTTGGCTATTATGAATACAGCGCACCACAGTATTGCAAGATAGACATTTCATCAGAAGCGTTCTGGCGTGATGCAGTTGCACCTAGCAATCCTGCACTTGGCTTTACAATCACCAAAGAATCAATCGAAGAAGCTATTGCGACAAACCCAATAGAACAAACGCGCACAGAAACGCTCTGTCAATGGATTGACAGCCTTCAATCACCCTGGCCGCATGGAATCCTTGAAGAAACTTCTGATAACACCTTAGAGATGGCTGTAGGGGCTTATACAGTCTTTGCTTTCGATGTTAGCCCGTCAAGGCGTAACGGATCGCTCGTCGCAGGTCAGTTGATGCCAGATGGTCGAATCGGCATAGGAATCCTAGAAACCTACAGCTCTCAGATGGCAATCGATGAACTAAAGATGGCAGCTAGTATCAAAGCCTGGTGCGACATCTACAAACCGAGATTAGTCTGCTATGACAAGTACGCGACTCAAACTATTGCAGACAGACTCTCTCAGGCTGGTGTAATGACAGAAGATGTGTCTGGACAGCAGTTCTACAAAGCCTGTGGCGATTTACTTGAAGGATTGGTTAATCATCGCGTTGTCCACAATGGACAGGCAGAATTGATCCAACAGATGAATAACTGTGCAGCTAAGGTCAATGACTCTGCTTGGAGAATTATTAAGCGAAAGTCAGCAGGTGACATTTCAGCTCCTATTGGCTTGGCAATGGTTGTCAGCAAGTTGATGCTTCCTGCTCCAAAGCCTCAAATTATTACCTAGACACAAAGTACCTAAATTGTCAAGAATTAGACAAAGTATGGTAAGATGTCTACATGGGTCGCATATTGCAAACATTCGGATTACAAACTAAACCAATCCTCGAAGCGCAATCCGCCCCTCAAGTTTTAGGTGAGTATTCGCCCTATGCAATGCCGTTTCAATATGCCTATGTTTCAAGAACAGAAGCAATTTCAGTTCCTGCATTACAACGATGCCGCAATCTTCTGTGTGGCACAATCGGCGCAATCCCATTAGAGCTTTATCGCAAATCAACAAATGAAGAACTTGGCTCTCCGCTATGGATGGAGCAACCTTCATATTCACAACCACGATCAGTAACAATCGCTTGGACTGTTGATTCGTTATTATTTTATGGACAAGCCTTTTGGAAGGTTGTCGAAGTTTACAACGAAGATGGTCGCCCTTCTCGTTTCGAGTGGATTGCTAACAGTCGAGTAACTGCAACACTTGATTCAACAAATACTTTCGTGCGTTCCTACGCAGTCGATGGCATTACATTGCCAATGGACGGCTTGGGTTCTCTCATAACATTCCAATCACTAGGTGATGGCATCCTTAATAGCGGAGTCCAGACAATTCGCGCTGCTATCGATGTACAGAAGGCAGCAGCTATTGCCGCCGGTACTCCAATGGCTACTGGCTATATTAAAAACAATGGCGCAGACCTTGATCCTAAAGAAGTTCAAGGATTGCTTAACGCATGGAAGAACGCTCGTAACAACCGTTCAACTGCTTATCTAACTTCTACACTTGAATACACACCAGTTTCATTTTCTCCTAAAGAAATGATGTACGCGGAAGCAATCCAAAACCTTGCCACCGAATGCGCCAGATTATGCAATGTGCCTGCTTATTATGTTTCAGCAGACATGAATAACTCAATGACTTATGCAAATGTTCAAGATGAACGCAAGCAATTCTTGGCTTTATCTTTACAGCCATTTATTACAGCGATTGAAGATCGTTTATCTATGGATGACATTACTGCTCGCGGTCATGTGGTCAAGTTCGATATTGACAAAAACTTCTTACGCACAGACCCATTGCAAGAACTTGCAGTAATTGAAAAATTGCTATCGCTTGGACTTATTACAACAGAACAAGCTATGGAAATGACAGACCTATCACCTAATGGAAGCAACGGTATGGAATGAACCAAATCGTAACCCTTACAGCTGAACTCACAGCCGACTCTGCCAGCAGAACTATCTCTGGCAAGATTGTGCCATTGAATGTAGAAGCTGGATCAACAAACTACGGCAAAGTTATCTTTGCTTCTGGCTCAATCGAGATTCCAGATGCTAAGTCAATCAAGTTACTTAGCCAGCACGATGTGAAGAAGCCTTTAGGTCGCGCAGTAAGTTTCAGCGAGTCAGAGAACTCCATTGATGCAGTATTTTCAATCAGCCGTTCACAACGCGGCACAGAAGCCCTAATCCTGGCAGAAGAAGGATTGCAATCAGGACTCAGCATTGGTGCTGAGGTTCTCAAGTCAAAGATTAAGGACGGCGTGACTTATGTGTCCGCTGCTCGCTTAGTCGAAGTAAGTTTAGTAACAGAGCCAGCATTTAAGTCTGCTCAAGTTACTGATATTGCAGCAGAAGAAGCCGAAAAGGTAGAAGAAGCTGTATCCGAAACCCAACCAACAGAAAGCGAGATAGCCAACGTGGAACAAACCACTCCAGCCGTCGAAGCAACACCAGTTGAAGCACCAGCGGTTGAAGCTGCTCGCCCAACTGTAACAGCAATGGCTTACACAAAGCCACGCATTGAAATCACAGCAGCTAAGTATGCTGAGCAAACAATCCGCGCAGCACTAGGTGATGAGTCAGCTCGTCAATACCTACTTGCAGCAGACAACACAACAGACAACGCAGGTCTTGTACCAACACGCCAACTGTCTGAAATCATCAACCCACTTGGAACAACAATTCGTCCAAGCATCGATGCAATCTCTCGCGGAGTGCTTCCAGATGCAGGTATGACATTCGAGATTCCTAAGATCACAGTAATGCCAACAGTTGCAGAAACAGCAGAAGATGCAGCATTTAACGAAACAGATCAGAACTCAGCGTTCTTGTCAGTATCAGTTAAGAAGTACGCTGGACAACAGACATTCTCTGTTGAACTTCTAGATCGTACATCTCCAGCATTCTTCGATGAACTAGTTCGCAACATGGCTTCTGCTTACGCAAAGGCAACAGATGCAGCAGTAAACGCAGCACTTATTTCAGGTGCTACAGCAGATGCAACAACAACAGTTACATATCCAACAGCAGCAGAGCTTCTTGGAATTGTTGCTCGCGGTTCAGCATCTGTTTACAACGCAACACTTGGTCTTCCAAACCCATTCGCTCGTAACATGATTGTAAACACAGCACAATGGTCAAACATCATGACACTTAACGACAATGGTCGCCCAATCTACACAGCTTCTAATCCAATGAACGCTGGTGGTGCAGTTGTACCAACATCACTACAAGGAAATGTCGCGGGCTTGAACTTGTACGTGACACCAAACACAGCATCAGGAACAGACACAGACGGATCAATCCTTATTGTGAACCCAGATGCTTACACATGGTACGAGTCACCAACATACCGCCTACGCGCAGAATCAACTGCAGCAGGTTCAGTAACAATCGGCTACTACGGCTTTGGCGCAATCGCGACTAAGGTCGGAGCTGGTGCGTTCAAGAACAACAAGGCGTAAGTAACACCCTAAGTCGCTGGGAGTGGGGCGCAGCCCTTGCTCCACTCCCAGTCTTTAGAAAGGATATGGAATGTCACTTTGCACAGTTGCAGAACTTCGCTCAGCACTAGGTGTTGGCTCGCTTTATGCTGATGCCACTCTTCAACAAACATGCGATGCAGCTGATGTTGTGATTCTTCCTATGCTATGGAATAACTACTCATTCAATGTAGCTCATAGCAATACAACAAACACAGGAACACTTTATTTTGAAACAACTACAAAAGATGTTTTCTATGTAGGTCAAACAGTTGTCATATCAGGCAACGGATCAAAGCACAACGGTTCTAAGACAATTACAGGCGTTGGTGCTTATAGCATCACTTATGCAATTACAGGCAACAACAACACAGCAGCTCCTTATCACCCAGTAAATCCTTTGGGTCAAGTCGCAGCAGACACCTATGTTGATTACACACTCGATGCAGCAGTCCAAGAAGCCGCACTCATGATTTCAGTAGACATCTGGCAGGCTCGTCAGGTATCTAACTCAGGAGGAGTATCGCCGGACTTTACTCCTTCACCTTATCGAATGGGCAACACTTTGCTGGCTCGCGTTCGTGGCTTATTAGCTCACGCGCTTAGCCCAGACTCGATGGTCGGATAATGCCAGTTGCTCTCACTACTCTTAGAACCACGATTGCATCTGCTTTAGTAGATAACGCTAAGTGGCAAACCTTTGCTTTTCCACCAGCTACAGTTTTAGCAAACTCAGTTATTGTAAGTCCTGATGATCCTTATTTAGAGCCTAATAACAACCAGCACAACACGATTGCACCAACAGCGAACTTCAAGATAATTATTACTGTGCCGCTGTTCGATAATGAAGGCAATCTCAATGGAATTGAAGATGCCCTAGTTGGCGTGTTCAACAAACTCGCAGCATCCGCATTGACCTATAATGTGGGTGCAGTAAGCCAACCAAGTGTCTTAAATGCCGCTTCGGGTGACTTGCTAACTTGTGAGATGTCCTTATCCGTTCTAACCACCTGGAGTTAATATGTCCGAATGGGAAAAAGAAAACGAAGCCTTCCTGAAGAAAATCGGGCAGGTTACTTCAGCACCAAAGCCAGCATCTACTAAGAAAGACGAGGAATAATTCTAATGGCTGTATTTCTAAACAATAACGTAGGCGTTAAGATTAACTCTGTTGATCTTTCTGACCATGTAACAGCAGTAACAATCAACCGTTCATTTGATGAACTCGAAGTAACAGCAATGGGC